TTACTGCCAAGACACGAATCAAAATGGTGTCACTTAACTTTTCCAGAAATACACAGCAAGATACAAGGTTTTCCACAGGGTGAAGGTCAAATGCGACAGTTTACCCTTTCTAATATTATGGCAGATGAAATTGCATTCTGGGAACAAGCTGAAGGTTCCTACTCTGCAAGTTTACCAACTCTTGAAGGTGGAGGAAGATTTACAGCGGTTTCTTCTCCTGCGCCGGGCTTCTTTAAAAGATTATGTTTAGACAGATTTGATGATAAAGATTTGGCCGAACAAAAAGAAGAATCAACTGTTGAAAAACGATACCCTATTGAAGGTGTCGAGATGTGGAAAAATAAAAGTAATGAGTTCACAGTATTTCAACTTCACTACACAGCCGATCCATCTAAAAGAAGCAAAGAATTTAAAAGCGGTGCCAAGAAAGGTATGTCTCAAAAAAGATATAACCAAGAATATGAATTGCAATGGGAAACTTTTGCCGGGCATCCTGTTTATTCAGACTTTAGTAGTATTTTTCATGGTTCTAAAGAAAAACTTTATCCACATTTAGGATTGCCACTTTTAAGAGGATGGGACTTTGGTCTTTGCTATAGCGATGATACAGAAGTTATGACAAAAGATGGATGGAAGTTATTTAAAGATTTAACCATGCAAGACGAGATGGCAACTTTAAATTCTAAAACTTTTGAACTTGAATACGAGAAGCCTAAAAAACTAGTTTGTTTTGACTATGAAGAAGAAATGCTTGAATGGGAAAATAACAATATTTCAATGATGGTAACTCCCGAGCACAGAATACCTTACAGTAGAAGAGATACCCCTGACATAATGAGATTTGCTAGAGCAGATCAACTTGAAAAAGAAATGTCAGCGCATAGATATGTTTATATGAACGCTAAGTGGAATGGAGAAGATAGAAGAAACATAATGGGATGGGAGCCAACAACATGGGCCAGTTTCATGGGTATGTATTTAAGTGAAGGTTGCTGCGATAAAGTAAAAAATAGAGTTACGGTTTATCAAAAAGAATGCAGAGTAGACTTTCAAGAAGCTCTAGACAAAACAGGATTAGATTGGATAAGGAGTGAAAAAAATATTAGTTGGAGAGCAACTGATAAAAAACTAAACGATTATCTTAAAAAGTTCGGAACATCTAAAAAGAAATATATTCCAAGGATAATAAAAGATGGATCAATAGAGGTTATTAAAGAGTTCATAAAATTTTATACTGCTGGTGATGGCCATATAAGAACAAGACCAAATGGAAGTGAAGAACATACTATTTTTACAGCATCAAAAATAATGGCTGATGATTTTCAAGAATGTGCTTTAAAGATTGGATGGACTGCTAGAATAAGAGAAGTTGGGCCTACAGAATCTTATTATGAAAAAGAAGACAGGATAATTAAAAGCAGTGGAGGATATTCAATATCTTTCAAAAAAGGATTCTCAAGATGTGAGCTTTTCCAAAAAGATTTTAAAAGAGTTAAATATAGTGGAAAAATATATTGTGCAAGTGTTTCTCACCATACTTTATATGTTAGGAGAAAAGGAAGAGCACATTGGAACGGAAATACACCAGCATGTATTGTTTGTCAGCTACAGGGACAAACTTTAGTTGTTTTAAAGGAATTTACAGCAGTTAACATGGGTACAGACAGATTCAGCGATATAGTGCTTCCTGAGTGTGCTCTTGAATTTCCGCAGTGGACAGACCAAAAGAAAGATTATTTAGACTTTATAGATGCTTCAGGTATGTTTCGAAAAGATACGAATGAAGAAACAAACGCCTCTGTTCTTGCAGGAAAAGGGCTGGTATGCCAAGCCGGAGCAGTAAGCTGGGAACCTAGAAGAAGATCGGTAGAGAAATTTTTAATAAGAGTTCATAAAGCAGAACCTTGTTTTCAACTTAATTTAACTGAGTGTCCGATGCTGGTTAAAGGTTTCAACGGTGGTTATCGTTATCCTGATAGTAGTATGGATTTAGAGCCGAATAAGATTAGACCTTTAAAAGATGAGCACAGTCATATCCATGATGCATTGCAAATGGTAACATCGAGAATAAGTCAGATAATGGTAAGACAGAAGGTTACTATTCCAACACCGAAATATAAACAAAATTACTAGGGATTTGTTATGGTAAAAAAATTAATGAAAGCGGCTAGAAAAAACATGAAACGAAAAACCCCTGTTACGTTCAAAGAAACATCTGTAGACACTAAAAAAGCTCAAAGGAGTTTGGTGAAACAGATTAATGAAGGTAAACTTAGTTATAAACCAGTTGGAGTAACCAAGAGAGTTGTTTTGCCTGTTGTGGACAAAGAGGGAAAAGGATACACCTTGATACCTATAAGAAAATCAAATGATAAAAAGGTGGACAGAGCAAGTGGGGCTAAAGCTCAATTAAAGGCAGTAAAGAAATTGAGAGCAATCCAGAAAAAAGCAAAAACTAAAAAATAATTTGAAGGAATTTGTTATGTCAGAAAAACCAAAGTGCAAAAAATCACAAGTATCTCAATCAATTATACGATATGTTCAGGAATCCAAAGAAGCTAAAAAAACTCGAATGGATATGAACGAAGCGAACTTTAATTGTTATCATTTGAAGCAAGATTATTCCCATAAGCTTGAAGGCCAATCAAAAGAATTTTTGCCAAAACAAGCAACAGCCGTTGAGCAAATAACTGAATTTCTTCAACAAGGCTTAGTTGATCATGGTAAATGGTTTTCAATTGAAGCTGAATCAGGCGTAACTTATTCTCCTGAAGAAGAAATGAACATGATCACTCCAAGCGATATGGAGAAACTTTTAGGAAGACATCTCAAGAAAAATAAGTTTGAGAATTATGTAGCAGATGCTTTAAAGATGGCCTTCCTTGGATCTTTAATGATTATGAAATCTGGGGGAATAACTAAAAGTGTTGTGACAGGGGTTAGCGTTGTTCCATCAGATGATGAAGATGATGAAAGCGAGCCAGTACCAGAGCTGACTAGAAAAGATTATTGGCAACTAGATTTAGATTTAGTAAGGCAAGAAGATTTTTTTCCGGATCCATCAGGTTCAAACCTTTATGAAGTTGAAAGAATTGAAATCGATAAATTTAAACTTATAGAATTGGCAGAAGCAAGACCAGATATTTATAATCTTGCAAATGTAAAAATGATTGGAGCAGGACAAGAAGAAGACCAAAGATCAAAAAAATCTAGTGAAACTGGTCAAGATGTGACTATTTCTGGTTATAGAAATAAAGTAACTATCTATGAAGCTTGGGGAACTTTCCTTGGGCCTAATGGAGAAGTTTTATATAAAAACCATCATGCAGCTTGTAGCCAAGAAGGAATAGAGATAATCGCTCCAAGAAAGAATCCTAACTGGCATGGAGAAAGTCCATATACAGTTGGAACCGTTATTCGAGTTCCTAAGTCTGTTTGGCATAAAGCTTTAATGGATGCTCCTACAAAATTAAATACAGCAATGAATGAGCTTTTTAACCTGATGTTTGATTCAGGGATGATGTCAGTTCATGGCATTAAACAATATAGACCAGATTGGCTAGATGATCCCTCTCAAGTTGCAAACGGAATAGCTGCTGGTGATTCACTTGGCGTAAACTCAATGTGTCCTCCTGGTTCAAAAGTTATGGAGAGAGTAGACACAGGAGGAATGACTCAAGAGGGATTAAGTCTTTTTAATTTAACATCTGGTGAGTTTAATGAATCGGCACTAACAAATTCATTAAGATTAGGTGGACAGTCTGAAAGGGCCGTAAAAGCAACGGAAATTGTCGCATCAAACCAAGCGATTAATTCAGTTATGACAGGAATGATTAAACTTATAGAAGAAGATTGCATTGCTCCCCATCTTAAAAAGAATTGGTACACAATTGCCCAGAATATGAATGATATGGGTTCAGAAGAATTGAAAGCATTACTAGGGCCTAGAAAAGCAGCAGTTATTGCCAAGATGTCAAGGGCGGAAATTTTTGCCCAAACAGCAGTAGGGATGAAGTTTAATGTTTTTGGACTATCGACAACAGTTAATAAAATAAATGACTTTAGAAAATTAACAGCTTTACTTCAAACTATTTCAGGTTCAGAACTTCTGGCAGCAGAATTTAGGAAAAAGTATAGTTTTAGTAAATTTTTGGGAGAGCTAGTAAAATCTCTTGATATTAATACAGATAAGATCAAGGCAGATCAGCAAGAAATAGCTCAAGGCGAAGCTGAAAGGCAAGCTCAACTTCAAGCTCAAAGTCAACAAGGGCAAGGAAAAGGACAAGGGGAAAAAGACCTTCAAAGTCAAATACCTCAAGATAATGGCGGCCCTGAAACTGGTCTAGATGTTGATAGAAGTTCTTTATTACAAGGTATGACTAATCCTGGGGGCAACTAATGGATCATCAGAAAAATATAGAAAATTTGAATTTAGGCAGAACATCAAGAATAGTCTTAGAAGGTTTAAAGCCAGTTTTAGACCAATGCAGACTAGCTACTTTATCAGAGATGAAAAGCAACTATCGTTCAGGGGAGATGGATCAAATAAAAATGTTTTCAAAAGTAGCTTCCTTGTGTACCCTAGATGACATAGAGCAAAGATTGACCACCGGAATAAGAAAAGGTGATAACGCAGCAAAGGAGTTAAACAATGAATGAACAGGTAAAAACAGAAGAAAAAGTCATTGAACCAACAACAGAAATTGTTGATAGTGGTGCTGAAGACCTTTTTAACTCAAGTGTTGAAGAAAAACAAGCAAAAGTAGAAACTCAAGAAGAAACTGTCATTTATGAAGGCTTTGGAAGAAAGTTTACTTCTTCAGAAGATTTGGCCGAATATACAAAAGAATTAGAAATGCGTGTTGCTTCTAGTGAAATGGAAAAGCACAAAGCTAGTGAATTGAAGCAAGAATCTACAGTTGCCAAGAACATCGGTGCTCAACAGCAAGATTCAGTGGTCACAGATGAGATGTCAGATAAAATCTTTGAGAATCCAAAAGCAGTTCTTCAAGAGCTAGAAACAAAGATTGAACAGAAATATGATCGAAAAGCTAACCAGCAACAAACAGAGAAAAATTTCTGGGAAGGCTTTTACGCAGATAATCAGGATTTGAAAAAAAGCAAAAGAGTGGTAGACTTAATACTGAAGGAAAAATCATCGATTCTTTCTTCAATGGAAGTAAATAAGGGCAAAGAATATTTAGCGAAGGAAACCAGATCTTTCATGGAAGGGATCGGGGGAAATTTGGGAACTAAAGAGAAACTGACAAATGAAGGGACAACTAACTTGGGGACATCTCAACTTAACGGTGGGGCGCAAACTAAAGTAGTCGAAAAATCGGATTTTGTAAGTGAAATGAGAAGCTATCAAAGAAAAAACTAATTAGGAGGTTTTAATGGCTGGTTTTAATTGGACTTTTGATGCCCCAACAGGCGTTTACAAGAACCATGACCTAAGTTCGCAGCTTCGCAAGGCATCAATAGCGGAAACAAAATTTGTGCAATTTGTGAAACCAGAGCCGGGTTACGGTAAGAAAAAGGGTGAGTCGGTTACGATTACTAGAGTTTCTAGTTTGACTGAACCTACTGACGCTAAATTGACTGAAAATAGAGACATCCCAGAAGATGACTTAACAATCACAACTGTAGCTATTACAGTAAGTGAGTGGGGACGTTCAGTTCCATTCAGTTCTTTTGCTGAGGATCTAAATTCTTATAATTTAGAAAACTCTATTCAGTTGGCCCTTAAAGACCAAATGAAACTTGTTATGGACAAAGCTGCTGCTGCTGCTTTCAAAGGTTGTAAAGTTAAAGCAATACCAACTGGTGTTTCTGCTCTTACTTTTGACACTGATGGAACAGCTTCTTCAACAGCCGTTGCCAATCTTAACGTTTATCACGTTGAGCAAATCAGAGACTATATGTTCTCTACATTGTTAGTAAATCCATACGAAGGCGATGATTATATTGGTCTAATCTCTACCAAAGGTAAGAGAGGAATCATGAATGATCCAGCTTGGGAAAAATGGCAAACATATACTTCACAAGAGAAAAAGTATAACTCAGAGATTGGTAAGATGGAAAACATTCGATTTATCGAAGTTAACAATACTAATGCTCTAAGTAATACTCTTGGTACAGGAAGCGTACTTGGTGAAGCAGTAATTTTTGGTGCAGACGCAGTTGCTCTTGCAGTTGTTGAAGATCCTGAATTAAGAGCTGCTATTCCAAGAGACTTTGGTAGAAAAAAGTCAGTTGCGTGGTACGGAGTTCTTGAATATGGTGAGATTTGGGATACAGCAAATGCTGGTGAATCTAAAATCGTTCACGTAACATCAGCGTAAGGAGATTGATATGATGTATAACAAATTATCAACAAATTATTTTATTCCTAAAAGTGCAAGTCGTTTGACAGCAGAAGATTTAACTGCTTCAGCAGCCGTTTATGACGGAATGATTTGCACAAGAGCTTGTAGAGTTTCAAGATTGATGTTTGTAGTAACTACTTTAGTTGCAACAGATACAATCAAGGCAGCCGTTGAGTTTAATAGAAGACCTACAATTGCTTCATCAGCAGCAGAAGTTCTAATGGGAACTTTGACTATTCCAGATACTTCAGCAGTTGGAACCGTTGTTTATAAAGACATCGATCCTGTAGAATTTGCACCAGGCGAAGAACTTTCGTTTGAGCATTCTGTAGCTGGAACTGATGGATCATCAGCAGCCGGAGCAGGATTTTATTCTTTTGAAATTGAAGATTCTCCAGAAGAACCTTTGAATCAAACTAATATGGTAGCTTCAGCTTAATTTAATTTTATGAAAGGGGTTGGGTAATTCCGCCCCTTTTTTTTCAGGAGGTTTTATGACTGATCTTGTAGCAACAGATGTGGTAGTAACCATTGTTAATAAAAGAGATATAGAGAACAGGGCACACAACAGATGCAAGCTAGTTTTTGGAGACAGTGCTTTAACTTATCCTGCTGGTGGAATTCCAATTACAAAAGGACATTTTGGTTGTCCAACAATAATCGAATCAATGAAAATAGTAGATCAAGGAGTTTCTGGTTACAGTTTTTCTTATGATCAATCTGCTGAAAAAATTGTTATGATTCAGGCCCCAGTTCAAACACATACACATGATATATTGCTGAAAAATGCAGCGGTAGCTGATGGAGCAACAGAGAGACTAAACGTAGCTGCTGATAAAATTGGAGCCAACACTGGTGCTGATTTAACAATTACAGGTGGCGGAGCTGATGGCGGAGTTGTTAGCACAGTTCTTGCAGCAGCAGCCGGATCACAGCCAAGTACAGTGGCAATCGCAGAGCAAACAATAGAAGTAGAAGTAATAGGCTGGTAGGCCAAAAGGAGCAAAGATGTCACATGGTAAATTTGATTTAAGAGTTCATATCAGAGATCCAAAAACAGGCAGAGTTGAAAAGATTCAGCCTTACAGACTTGTTATCAGAAATGGTGAGCAAAGATTTTGGAGAGGCGGAGTAGAATTTTTCGGTGACGGAACTCCTGTTAATCCTGAAGAAGCTGCTAAGATGAAGCCAGTTATGACTTTAGAAGAAAAGCATAATGCAGATGCTAAAGCTATTTTAAAAGCAGAGTTAAAATCTGAACTTATGCAAGAACTAAAAGAAGAAGCTGCTGAAGAAAGAAGAGCTAAAAAACTTGAAAAAGAATTGAAGCTAAAAGAAGAAACGGAAGCAGCAGAACTTGCAGAAATTGAAAAAACTAAAGCAGAGAGAGTTGAGGATAAAAAGATTGAACTTAAAAGAATTGAAGATCAAAAGATTGTAGATAAAAAAATTGCCGATCTAAAAGCTAAAAGATTGACTGATGATAAAAATAAAAACAAGACCAAGACTAGAATACCTTAATAAAGGAATTTGATATGAGTATTTCCGAACCAATTTATAGAAAAACATTTGCTTATGCAGAAAAAGCGTATGAATCAGCTTTGGTCGCTCAGTCTGCAAAACAGCTTGCTCTTTATAATGTTCTTTGTAGAAATGCTACTGGTAGTGCAATCGCTATGGGTATCTTTACTAGAATGAATAACCCTGAAACTAAAATTTATAATTACGTTGCAGTTGGAACCGTTTTAACTGACATTACAGCAGCAATTCAAGCAGAAACAGCAACAGAGATTCTTGCAGCCGATGGTGATGCAATTGTTATTGGAAATATAGATCAATCTGGCCTAATTGGATTCAATGGCACAATAGCGGAAACAGGAACAGCAGCAACTTATACTTTGAAATATTATAATGGAACAGCGATGGTAACTCTTCCAAATTTTGAAGTTATAACTGCTTTTGCAGCTAACAGAAATTATATAGTTTTCGCAGCCCCCATTGATTGGGTAAAAGGCGGAGTATCTGGTGCTAATACAGATAAGTATTATGTTGAATTTAAAGCTACAGCAGCAGCAGGAACAACAGCTCCAACTATCGATGAAATCTGGTTAGGAAAAATGCACGCTTATAGAAGTAATATTGCAGCTCATGGAACAATTGATATTGAAGTTGTAGACCATACAAAGCCATTAACTCTATCAAGCGAAGAAGGCGTTCTTCCATATTTCGCAACAGCAAATGCTGGCAACACAGTCGAGATTGCTTATAACAATCTCTAAAAAGAGAGGTTCTATTTGGCAAACTTTCAAACTTCAGCCGACCTTCTAAAAGGTGCCCTACATGAAGCAGGAGAAGTCGATAACGGTAACTCTCCCCTTCAAGCAAAAGCTTTAGAATATTTAAACTTATCTTACCTCAATGTTTTGTCAGGCTCGAATGAATTTGACATAGATTGCGGTGAGCCTTGGTATTGGGCAAGAGAAGAATATCCTGCAAATATTGTTTTAAAAGCCCCTTATGAAACTGATACCGTAGTTATGGTTAAAGATTCAGCAGATGGAGTTTTCACAACTGCACCAGCAGCTTCAATGGTTGGAAGACATCTAAAAATAAATGATCGACCAGACTATTTTATTATCACAACTCATGTGTCCGGAGCCGTTGACTTCACCATGAACTCTGTCTATACAGATGAAAGTGGAACTCTTAGTTTTAAGGCCATCAAACTTCTTTATACTTTATCAGAAGATATTTTAAGATTCGTTGAACCATTTAGAGTTTATCAGAATCAATCAAGATACGATTCAGTAGGAAAAATTTTTAGTATGGAAATGAGAGTTTTCAGAACTCAATATCCTTTAACTGTTCTTGAAAGAGGTGTCCCTGATTATTTCTCAATTTCAAAGCAAGATGGAAGCACTTTTACAGTTCAGTTTAACAAGTATGTTTCAAAAGACACTAAAGTTGATTTAGATTATATAAAACTACCAGCAGTTTTGACAGACAGTGCAGCTTCAATACCTTTGATACCGCCTCAACACAGAACTATTTTAATGTATATGACAGCGGCGTTATTATTAAATGATAAAGATGACAAAAAATCAGCAAGCATGGGAGCACTAACTAAAGTAAAACTAAAAGCAATGTGCAAAGAGCCTGCAAAACAAGAACAACATGCAAGTAAATTTAGAGGAAGAATTGTGGCTAGGAAAGATTTATTTAGTACTTCCAACAATTCTTACTACTACAACAAATATTAATTGAGTATGAATTATGTACGATGGACAATCAGTAACAATACCTTTAGGAACCGGAGGCCTTTACACCGACGATCCTGATACAATAACTCCCTCTTCAAAACTTTCAAGGGCCGTGAACATTAGCCTTCTGAGAGGAAAAATAGAAAAAGATTTTGGCTCAAGAAAATGGAACAACGAAGCTCTACCAGATAAGGTTTTGCATATTGTTGATTGGTGGCCAAATACAGTTACTCAAAGATTTGTTGCAGTTTGTGGAGATGGTAAAACTTATAGATTTAGACATTCTCATTACTCTGAACTAATAACTCCTGACACAACTGCTCCCGGTGTTTTAAGCACAACCGGATATATTACATCAACTGAAGGTGGGGCAGAATCCGCAGGATCAGATAAAAAATTATTTATATTTACAGGCAATAACGAGATTCAAGTTGTGACCGGAGATGAAACAACTAGAACAAATATTGAAAAGCCTGCTGCTGATTGGTCGGGGAATAATCAACCTTTTAAGGGAATTATTCATAGAGGGTATCTGTTTGCTTTTGGAAATGAAAATGCTCCAAGTCGCATATATAGATCATCTTCTACAGACCATGAAGATTTTACGACCCTTCCTTGGACAGATAATATTTTTCCCGGCGAAGGTGAGATGTTAATGGATGCTATCAGTTTTAAAGGCAAGCTGATGGTTTTTAAGTTTCCTGTAGGAATTTATATTTTAAATGATGCAGATGCTACCCCAGGAAATTGGTACTTCCAAAAATTTAATGAATCAGTGGGCACAGTTTCTCCTTTTGCTATTTGGGAAGTCTTAAATGATTTACTGATTGCAAATGAGCATGGAACAGTTACTTCTCTTTCTGCAATTGATGCTTATGGAGATGTTGAGTCAGCGGATCTTTTTAATAATCTCAGAGTAGATGATGCTATAGATCAAGAAATGAATCTAACTGGTGGCAACCAAAGACGAGCAATTTATTATGGTGCCAAGAAAATGGCCTATGTCACATATCAAAGTCTCGCAGGAATAGCTAACGATCGAATTGTGCAAGTCAAATTTGGCTCAAGAACTCCTGAAATAACAATATCTGATAAAGATCAACCAAATTGCCTAGCTTTAAGAAAAGATATTTTTGGTGTCAAAAGACCCTTCTATGGTGCCAATGATGGCTTTATTTACCAAATGGATACAGTTGACAGGGATGTGGCAGGAAACGCTTACAGGGGCGAATTTCAGACTCCTAACATGGATTTTGGAAACTTAGATCCAAGGCTGGCTGAGACTAGCAAAAATTTCGATTTCCTTGAGGTTATTTATGAGCCAACAGGTTATGCGGAAATTACAATTGAATACTATATAGATGGAAGATATATCGACACAAGGCAGATTGACCTTAGAGGTTTTTCAACTCTTGGTGTTATTAAAACCGATGAAGATAGAATGAGTGCTCTTTGTCCTATGTCTAAAAGAATCCCGATAATGGGCCAAGGTAGAAGAATTAGCGTAAGAATTTACAATGATGGTCTATTAGAGAATTTTAAAATTACAGGATTAAAGATATACTTTAAGATACAAGGTGAACAACAAACCGTAAGGGAGTAGATATGGCTGGTGGATTATGGTCAAGAATAAAAACGTGGATTGCAAATGAAGAAATACTTGCAGCGGATCTCAATGCTGAGTTTGATAATATAAAAACTAATTTAAGCCTTGCAACTCTCGATGATATTTCAAGCAATGTCACAGAAATGCAGCAGACTTTTGATCCGGGCGGTGTTGGAACTGAAAATCAGCCAACAACTTCAGGTGAAGAATTAAAAGCTCTTAGATCGATGATTAAAAAAGTAACTGGTGAGTCAGTTTGGTATGTTCCTCCGGGTTCAAGCCTTTCAACTCTCGCAGCTTCAATTGGCCTAACAACTCCTGATAACAGATTGGTTTCAGGTTTATTAGATTCTGACAATCAGCCTATGTCACTTCAGGCAGATGGTTCAACTTTGGATGCAGTTGTAAAAGCAACTTTAACTCCTTTGGTTTTTTCAATTGAAGGCCAAGAATATACAAAGTCAGCAGATGATACAGTGGCCGTTGCAACAGGGCCGGATATTACTAACGCACTTAATCAGGCACAATTTGCCGATACAGTAATAACCGATGATGCGGATTCAAAAATTTTAGGGGAAGATAAACCAAGTATAATTTTTCTAGATACAGTGGGGGCAACTTTTGCCGGTAAGAAAGATACTCTGTGTGCCTTTACAACAACTCATGCGACAGATGGCATTGAATATTTTATAGGAATTTTAAGAGAAGACTCAGCCACTTCGGAATATTATTTAGAGAGATGCAGAAGAGGATTTTTTTACAACTCTTCCCAAGTCGGACAAAGGGTTAGACTTGATGAATCAGCAGGACAAGTAGTGGCTTGGCTTCAGCTTTCTTATATTTTCATTAAAACAGATGGAACTCTTATAGATACTATTAATGCACCTTTCGTTGCAACAACTTCTCCGACAGCGATAGCTACAGACGATATGTGGTTTGATTTAACAAATGATAAATGGTTGAGATGGACAGGTTCAGCTTGGGCGGATTCAACAGCAACCTTTCTTGGCTACACAGCTCAGAAACAGGGTGCTTGCATGGCTTCAAGAGTTCAGCATTATTACAAGGCCTTTGATTCACTTTGCAATATAGGACTTATTTCTCAGAGTTATGAAAGTAATCCAACTGTCCTACAGGCAACAACAGTAGGAGCAGAGATAAATATAAATGGAACTAAAGTTAATTACTGGGCTGACTTACTTGAATGGAATGCAGTATCTGATATGGACACAGGGGCAATTGCTGCCAGTACTAAATATTATCTATACCTTAATAATGAATTTGAACCAAAAATTTCTCTTGTGAAACCTTATGATAGGCAAATGGATATGAAAGGATATTATCACCCTTGGAAGCCATGGAGATGCATAGGATTTACTTACACTGATTCAAGCACATATTTTTCAACAATAGTAGGAATTGGCGGATCTTCTCATATCTCAGATGGCGGATTAAATTTAACAAAATTATCTTCTTATTCAAATATTTTAGGTGGAGCTTTTTCTAGAAATATTTATTCTTATGCTGAAGTAGCTGCTGTTACTAATACAACTACAAGTTCAATTAAAATAAAAACTGGTGCAAGACCTGTATTCTACGGAATAATAGGAAGTACGGTTTCAGGTGATAGTGTTATTGCCGTTGGTGCAGGGACTATTACAATGGAAATAAGATTCAGAAATGACGGAGATTGGTCTGGATGGAATGTAATAAGTGTTGCGAGCTATAATTTAACTGGCACAATACCTTGTAATGTTTCAGGGATATTTCGTGGAGTAAATGCAGATGCAGAACTCAGAGCAACTATCTCAACAAATGTGACGGTAACTGGTCGCTTAGTAGCTTGTGAGCTTTAGGAGTAATTATGGGATTTGATTTTGGAAGAGCGATAACAGGCGTAGCAACAATGGGGGTTTCGGAAATCCTCGGTGCTCCGGGCAGAGCGCAAGCTAAAGCTCAAGGAGAAGCCGCACTGGCGCAGCAATCAGCCGCAGCACAAGGACTAGCTTATCAAAAAGAAACCAGACAAATGGCTATGGATGCAGCAAATCCGGGCTACGAAGAACTTGCAGCAGTTAATAGACTTCTTGGAACAAGAGATAGAACGCTACAGTTACAAGAATATAATATTCAACAAGAAATGAAACTTTTGGAGTCAGTTGATCCGGCCTTGAGAGAAGCTGGTAAGCAAGCCTTTGACCTTCTTCAAGGTAAAGAGGCAGCAGCTCTTAGCCCTTTAAGAAAGCAAAGAGAAACTGAGCAAAAGAAGTTAGAAAACAGATTAGCTAGTCAGCTCGGTTCAGGCTGGGCAACTTCTAGTGCTGGTATGCAAGCCTTAAATGATTTTGATACTCAGACAGATCAAGTAATGAATCAAGCTCAACAGCAAACTTTAGGTTCCCTTTTGGGAGTCGCAGCTAATGTTCGTCCCAATATGAATCAAACAGTTCAAACAATGGGACAAACTATTGGTGGCCTTGATCAGTCCTTACTTCAGGCTCAACAAAATGTTGCTGGTAGAAAAGTTAATGCAATAACTGGTTCTCCTGTTAATTTTGGAAATGTTATTAAAACAGCAGGAGCAGGACAGGTTGCCGAAATAGGCAAACAGCAGGCAACAGGACAGACAATGGGTTCTTTGTTGCAAATAGGTGGAACATTAGGCGGTGCATTTCTAGGTGGCCCAGCAGGAGCCTCCGCAGGATCAACAATGGGAAAAACAATGGGATCACAGCTTAATTCAGGAGCAGGAAATTATAATCAAGATCCTTCTGAGATAACAAGTGGCTTTAACAGTATGAATTATTAAAGGATAAATTATGGCAGAAATAGTAAATCCATTGAAAGGTGTAGCAGGCTCAATAAGTACTGGCCTTGAGCTTGGTGCAAAAATGAGTGAAGTTAAAATGCAGCAAGAAGCAATGGTAATGAAGAAAGAAAAATTCAAGATGCAAAAGAATACTTATAGAGTTAATTTGCTTACGAAAATAACTAACGATGCGAAGAAGCTCAAGTTTATGTCTCCGGCGGTTGCCAAGGCTGCTTATAAAAGAATGGAAAAAAATCTAATAGATTCTGAGATACCTTTATCTGAAGAGTTTAAAGCTATGGCACTAGATAGAGATCCTGAAGCTATACTTAAATTTTCAAAAGGTCTAACGGCTGTTGAAGATGGAATTGTTACTCACGAACAGGGAGAAGAAGCTCAAACTTTTATAGATTCTTTAAGTACAGATGAATTTATGGATGTAATGTTAAAGGCATCAGAGAGAAGATCAAAACAAGCTATGCTTGACGCAAATATGGCCATGAAATTTAATGACAAAGACTATGCGAGAAATCTTAAAGAAAGAAAATTTAATGCAAAAATAGAAGAACAAGATAGAAAAAGAGTTGATAAATACAAAACTGATGTTGGTAAAATAGCAAGTGATTTTCGTGCTTGGGATGTTGCTGGTTCACAAATTGGACTAATATCTGATAGGTATAAGAAAACTGGGAAGATTGGGGCCCAAGATAAGGTGACTCTAGTAAGACAATTTTCAGCATTAACAGAAGCTCGAAAAAGTGTTGTTCGACAAAATGAATATGACACAATTGCAGGAGCAGCAGGGTTATGGGATAAGGTAACAAACGAGGTTAAGAAATTAGTAAAAGGTAGTCCAATTCCAGACAAAGTGGCAACAGACATCATGGACACTTACGGTAGATACCGAAAATCAATGAAAAGTATTAAAAGAGCAGCATTTTCTCCAACATGGAACGCTCTTAGACAAACAGGATTAACGAAATATAAAAGCTCAGTATTTGGAGAGTATCAAAGCATATTTAAAACTCCAAGAAGAACTACTAGAAGAAGAGTTGCTCCAAAAGCAAAAGCTCCTGCTTCGGCAAGATCAAGAGCATTGTCAATGATTAAAAAACTTGAGGCAGGAGGCAAAAAGTTAACTCCAGCTCAAAAGTTAAAAGTAATTAAAAGATTTAAGTAATCGGAGATTAGTATGGGAATGAGAGGCGAACTACCAACACCAAGACCAGACGCAATTGAAAGCCCTATTCCAAATGCAGGATTAGAGCAAGAGGAACTTCAGCAATTAGTTGAACTCGATCAGCCAGTTTCTACAACTTCAAATACTTCTCAAGTTGCTGAAGCTGAACAAGAGATTGATCCTGAACTAGAAAATCCTCCAATGGAGCAACAGGCATTTGACGATATTCAAAGGGCACCAGCAGGAGATCCTACGTTCGAAGAGATGCAAGCTGAACTTGGTATCACTCCAACAGAGAAAATTAAAAGCGTTTTGGAGCAGCAAGGATTTTTCCAAACATTAGTAGATAGAATGAAAGTTGGAACTGCACTAGAGCCGGGTGGAAGTAAGAAAAGAGCACTTCAAATTGCTAGAAGACTGTACCCTGATTCAGAAGTTTCTCAAGATAAGAAAGGTGAAATTTTAATTGATGGTGAAAGATTTGATAAAGAAGATTGGGAAGTGGCAGATATTGCCGATTGGTCAGGAGACTTTATTGAAGCAATTTCCAGTATGTTAGTTGAAGGTGGAGCAATAGCCGGAGCTACAGCAGCGGGGATGCCAGTAGCAGGCGTTGGTGGCGTTGTATCAGGAGCAATAGCTTATCCAATAGCAGCCGGAGCCGGAGCAGCCGCAGGAATAAATGCTAGAGAACAGGCAATGATAGCAGAAGGCGGAGATGCCTTAACAGATGAAGAGCGAAATGCAATGGTTCAAGAAGCGACCTTATATAACATTGCAGGAATGGGAGTTGGCAAAATTTTCAAAAGTTCATTTAAAGGAATCAAAGGTTTAGTTGGTTCATTCATAGAATCTCGTCCAAAAAATATTATTACAAAATTAGCAGTTGTCCACAAAGGTGTAGACGATATGGCTAGAAAATTTGGTATTCCATCTACACCAAAAATGGCTGGCGAAAAAGTAGAAAGTGTGGTCGTTAATTTAAACAAAAGATTGGGAAAAGAAGTTGGCCTACTTAAAGATGAACTCAAACAAGTTTCAAAAGGTAGGAATTTTATTCCTGAAGGATATTTAAAAGGAACTAGAGAACTATTAGAAGACCAGAAAGTTGACTTTGATAATTTTGGATTTGCTACAAATGTTAGGGGAAAATCTTTAACATTAGAAAGTGGTAACCATGGAATAACAGCTTTAAATCAAATATCTGAACAGTATAATAGAATTTTAGGTAAAATCCATGATGGAAATTTTGGTATAGAAGAGATGTTTGACGAAGCAGGATCATTAGCAAAAGGCGTTGATTGGGACATACAAGCAGGAGCTTCAAAAAGCGCACTCAACAGGCATTTCACCGATCTATCCACTATGCTTGCATCAGATAAAAATATAGCTGCTGAACAAGCTGCCAAGGGCACAAAGTATGAAGGCCTAGTTAAAGGAATAATGGGCAACTTTTCAAACAGAGCAAAAGACCTTGCAGATATAAGAAACCTAGCAACCAACAAAGAAAGCCAAGAACTTTTTATGGATGCTCTTGTTAATCGAGAAAATTCAGAAAGGCTTATAAAGCTTCAATCAATGTTAGGCGGAGAAGGTTCGAGACATTGGAAAGAGTTTAAAAGCAGTTGGTTTGCAAGAAAAATGGAAAAATCAATTGATCCTGGAACTGGAATATTTAATGCAAATAAATTTTTGAGTACTGTATCTGACGCTACTCTCGGGGGAGATACTAGGAAAATAATGATAAATAATGTTGATTACGGAAAGCTCAGAGTAGCTTCAAGAGCATTCGATGAAACAGGCGTTACCGAAGTTCTTAGCAAGGGTGGAGAACAAGCTACCAAAATTATAATTGGTCTTAACAGTCCATTTAGAGCAGCAAAAATGGGAGCAGTTAAAAAGATACTTGCTGGAAATGCCCATGCAGCCGATTATTTACTAGACAGAGGTTTTGTTGAAATGGCTGAGAAGGCAGAATCAAGAGCTGCAAAAATGAATATACTCGGAGCAAAACAATTTATTGAACAGTGGGTAGGTAATTCTAAAATGGTTAAAACTATTGGTGGAAGAACTATATATGTGACCAAGCCAACTGTTAGAAACGTGGCAAGAATTAAAACTAGAAATAAATACCATGAAGAACAAGGTATTCCAATTGAAGAAAATAGAGATCCAACTTTTGAAGAAATGCAAGCGGAATTAGGACTATGATTTTAACAAGTGACAATTTTAAATACGGAAATCTAATAGAAGAATATATACAGGCTCCACTAATGCTTGAATTTCTAATAGATGACTTCTTTCACATATCTGATGTCATTGGAAGACGAGCTGTGTGTGTAAGAATTTTCGGGAAACATCCAGGTGACTCTGGGGTGCATCTCGACGAAAGGGCCGCTGATTTCAGGGACGAGTTTGGCGGTGTTTTTATTTACACAAAAGACGAAGTGGAGTTTATCAAAAAATACATAAATGGCAAGTACAAAAGGAATGATGGGTATGAAACTTGTATACATCACAGCTTTGATAATGGGCCTGCTCATTTCCATTTGCAAATACCAAGAGATACCAAAAACTTACGAAAATTATAAGGAGAGTTCTATGAAAGGCATTAAAAAAATAGTTAGAAAAAAGAAAATGGGTAAAAAGATTATGTCGATTACTGAAGCAACTAAAAGAGGCGTTTTTACTGGTACTAAAAGCGGTGAAACAACCAAGTCTGCTTCTTACCAAAAAAGGCACCAGAAAAATCTTAAAAAAATACAAGAAATGGGATATTCTAAAATAGAATTATTAGACGATTAGGAGATTTTATGAAAAAAATAGGTCTATCTATTCTTGGAATACTTATTGCAGCCGTAGTCCTCGGAGCTGTCGACAAAATAAGTCAATTACAATTATTAGACCAAAGAGAAGCTGAGCATTATAAAAGTGTTTTAGAGTTAAAAGGCGACATTAAGGGCATCAAGAAGTATCTTTTAACAGGTGAGAAGAAATATCTCATTGAAAACGATAAATAGCAAAGGAGCTAGTATGAAGAAAATTTTAGCAGTTATGATGATTTTCAGTTTATTAACAATGGTTTCATGTGACTCATGGAAGAACACTACAGCGACAATTGTTGCAAGTGGACTTACTCCAGTTATTGCAGGGGCATTTTCATGTACTGGTGTTGAATACATCAATGCAGATGTTAAAGAAAAAATTCTAGACATTCCGTGGCTAAAAAAGAAGTCAGTTAAAAAAGCTTATTCAGATAAAGGTGTGGCCAACGTATTATGTGTTTCAATTGCTAGTACTGTTTTACCATTACTTATAAATGTAGGGGTTTCAGAATTGCCAGAAGATTGGAAATGTACAGGTTCTCTTGTAGGTGGTGGTCTTAGCGATCTTGCCGTTGAAGCTTGTTCGAAAATATCTATATAAATAAATGGCCCTTCGGGGCCTTTTTAATTTGGAGGTAACATGAAGTTTTTCGCTGATATTAATACAATAATAGGTGCAACAACAATGGTTCTCATGGGTGTTTCTGCAATTTTTACGTTTATTCCTGGGGATCAGCCGGAAAAGACTTTGGATAAAATCACTAAGATTCTTACTAAAATTTCAAGAAAAAAGAAAAATTTTTTAAGGTAGGGTTTCTTCTGCCATTTTCTCGGCATAATCTTTGTAAACAAAATACTGCGTTTCATTATCAGATTCAATATCAACAGTTCCCATTTCTACAAGATTTCTTAAACTGTCAGCTAATGGGCCACCATTTTTTTTCACGTTAAAATGTGCCCTAATTTCTTCTTTAGAAGCTTTTCCCTTGCTTTTAATGAAATCCTGCACGTTGAAATTGGAAATAATTGCCACAGATGGGTTATATTTTTCAGCTTTTTCAGCTCCAAGATCAAAAGCGTTAAACATTCCTTCTTCTACAGATTCTAAAACTTGTCCGGCCCACTCAAAATGGCTCGGGAGAATGTATAAATCGTCCCTCTTAGACACTGAACGAATCATGCTTAGTTTCAGTAGCAAATCTCCTTTTCGTGCCAAATAGCCCGTAAATCTGCCATCTGTGTTAGGAGTTACGACCTCTTTCATATGATACTGATACCAATCGGTGAAATCTTGCTTCATTTGAGGGTGAATCTTAACTTCTCCTTTTAGATCATTAATCCAAATTAAATCTTCTATAAGCTTTGTCTTCATTGCTGCTCTTCGCTCAGAGTACTCCGGCCAAGCCACAAATTTGTCGGGGCCCTTGTTTTCCACAACAAAAACAGCTCGAGCAGTAAAGCCGCCCTCCATTTCGCTAACTGGAATACATTTTTTTAACCATGCTTCTGTGGAAGCCCCGAGAATATTCAGACAAGGCCCAAAGATTTTGACAGCATCCTGGTGCCTTGCCTTATAAACCCAGGGCTTTTTTGGATCATTTGGCTGGCAATCGTAAAAAGTGGTCAGAAGCTCGGTAGTTTGACCGTAAACTTCATTCATTAAGACCAAAAGTTCACTTGCATAAGCATAAAGTGGAGATTGTGAGATTTGCTGAGCTCCTATTTCAAATTTTTTTCTGGCATTGTGCATTTGGTCTATTAAAGAGGCAGCGGTCAGCCTTTCGGACATGAATTTAATGTCTGGAACTTCTTTTAAAAGATCAATTCCAATAGATGTTGAAGTAGATTTTTTGATAAGGCCTGATCTTCCGATAATAAAAATATACAGATTTGGAAAAAGTGTGTAATAACCTCTGTTCATCCAGACTTTTCTTTCCATTGCTCCGGCCAAAACTGAAAGCACCGTCCACAAGTGGATCTTTGTCGTTGCCTCATGCCCACTAGAATAATCTAGATAGGCCTCTATAAAATCGGTAAAGTTTCTCTTCATTGATGTTTGCCTTTGCTACGCTCTCAAAAATTCCGGTAATTCAAGATTACTCTTTTGCTCTAAGTACTTCAATTCTAAAATATCAATCGTAATTCTGATGTGATGCGATTTCCCTTCCCATGGTAACTTTATAACGGTTCCTTTACAAATTGCTCCGTCATCTATTCCCAAGACTCGATTGAAAACCTCGTCATCTGGGATTTTAGGGAAGTTTGACCAATCTCCTGACCGCTGATTTATTGATCCTTTTGTTGTGTAAAACTCTTTTTGAGGTAAAAACCATGCGTATTCTACTGTTAAGAAGTGTTTTTCTCTGTTGAAAGTTTCTTTAATTTTGTTTATCTGATCTTTTCTTTGGTTCATTTGAATCCGCAGACCATAAAGCCAGTTTTGGGTATCTACTGACTTTTGATAGTCGTTGGTTGCGTATGCATTGTTTATAGAACAAATTTTCGTGTTTCTGATAAAGAATACAAACTTCATTTTTTGCTCCTACTTGAAGGTTACAGCTTCGCTGTCGTAAACATAAAAATTGTCTGGATCTTCTTCGTGTCCTTCAAACATGAATACAACCTTTACTTCTTTATGTCCGCCAGAAACCCAAGCATCGGTTATTTTAGCAGGAAGAGGCATATATCTCTCCCCTATTTCATCCGCTTCTTCTGCATCTTTGCAAAAGCCATATTTTACATCTATTAAAGTTTTTCCTATTAGTGATTTAATTTCTTTATCTAGTCTGAATACTCCCATTACGAAACCCCCTCTTCTGCCCAATAAGTTGCAATAGCTCTATAAACTGCCTTTGCATCAACTGAATCTGGTTTTTCAGACAAATGTGCTCTAAGTAGTTTTTGATAATCCTGAAGCTCTTTTGGTTTAAAAGAGTTTAAAGTTTTTCCGCCGTAAGTTCCCGATGGAATCATATAATCTCCTGCGGTGGCCTTCTTAACTTTTGTTCCCTCTTCTTCCCATGGAACTTCAGCAGCTAGTTTTTTCGCAGCCGCAGCCTCTTTCTCTTGTTGAATTTCTGCTTTAATTTCTGGGCTTACCTTGTCCCAATCGACATTGCTTTTAGTTTTCGCAACTTCTTTGTCAAATCTTGCTGTCGCTTCTTCTGTTTCAACTTCAGCCTTTTGCCTCTTAGCA